TATCAAGAGGGTTGATATCGGGAGTATCTCAATGGAATAAGTTTGGCTATAGAGAACAAACCGCCGCCTCATCTGGTGAACAGACATTGTGGGCTTTAAATTCAAATCTTGTAATAATGAAAACAGCAGAAACGTTCACTATAACCTACAACAACACAACGGACGGACTAGGCACAACAGGTGCAACACAGCTAACCTTTTATTATTTAGACGCAAACGAAAAACTTGCAATCGGAGTTCATACGCTTGGCAATACAGGCTCAGACGTGACAAGCTTTACAGGTCTTGGTATCAACGGGTGTGTTTGTAGCGCAACAGGATCAAACGAAGTTAATGCGAATAACATAACAATAACAAACACAACCAGCGGTAATGATCAGGCCATTATACCGGCAGGAAATGGTACAACTCAGCAATTAATATTTTTTGCACCAGACAACGCAACGCCAGTTGTAAAATATTTGAGACTCAGAGCAAACAAGTTGAGCGGATCAAACCCCAAAGTAACCTTCAAAAGTTATGTTTGGAACAGGGGGGTGGAGTCAACTTTTGAAATATTTAGAGATGTTTTGGACACTCAATCAGGAACATTAATAGATATAGAAGACCCTTGTAATTTCCCTTTATCGTCGAGAGATGTTCTATATTTTGTCATGGATACAGACCAGAATAACACGGTTGCTTCAGGTCGGTTTTCTTTAAACTTATATGATATATTGTAAAAATGCACAGAGTAGAATCTATTTTATCAGCCATACAGACCACACTAACCGGATTGACAACGACCGGCGCTAACGTGGTGCGTGACAGGGTTCATCCTCCTGAAAATTTGCCCATGATATCGATTGATCAGGGTGAGGATGTAAAAGAAGATTTACCGGCGCAAATCTTTGATGTTGAATCGAATCTAACGGTTAACGTCAATATACTGGTTAAGGCTGACAGTTACACAACGCAGTTAAACCAGATCAGAGCCGAGGTTTATGCTGCTATGATGGCATCCAGTAGGCTCGGATTATCTTATGTGGACTCGCTTTTGTGGGTATCAGACAGCGCACCAGAAATTGACGGTGAGAGCGAGACAAAAACAGCAGTTTGCACAATGCAGTTCCAGGTTGGCTATGTCCATTCGTTGCTAAGCAAAGAGGCGTAATTTTGGATATTAATATCAGCGGAAACTTTTCAGAAGTTAACAAGATATTAAAAGAATTGCCCACAAAATTGACCACTCAGCCTTTAATTGCTGGCATCAATAGAACGGCTAGAGACGCAAGAAACAAAGGGCGAAAGGCGATAAGGGCCACCACTGGAATTAAGCCAAGGGCTGCAAAAAGTAGGGTTCGAGGCGCAACTAGGAAAGCAGCGGCAAGCCGAAAAAAGATGTTTGCTAATATTTACGTGAGAACAACAAAGCCGGTGCCCTACTCTCAAGCGTTCAACAAAACAGAGATTAAAAAAAGCAGTTCTTTGAATCGCAAAAGCTTCACGGCCACCATGCAAAATGGGAAGTTTTCAAGATGGCAGCGCAAAGGCAAAAAGCGATTACCTATTGAAGAATTACGGGTTGAACTCGACCCTATAGGCACTAGAGCAGCACAAAGAGCCATAGAGCGAACGGTTAAAGCAAATTTAGAGAAAGAAGTTACCAGATTAATTAAATTGAAACTCAGCAAAATCAAGAGGTGATGCAAAATGGCTGCAATTGAATCGCAAGGAACCACTTTAAGCTTGGGCGACGGTGCAGACCCGGAGGTTTTCACTGCCATCGGGCGTGTTGTTTCCATTTCAGGTGTCGGTAATGGTTCGAGCACTGAAATCGATATTACCGACCTGTCTAGCACTGGTAAAGAGTTTTTGCTTGGTCTTAAAGATGAAGGTGAAGTGACTGTAACTCTAAACCTCGACACCGGAAACACTCAGCAAACAGCATTAAGAACGGCGCGTGACGCTCGAACGCTTGAGAATTTCGAGCTTGCATTGACTGACACTGCAAACACTGTCATCAGTTTTTCTGCTTACGTGAAGACGTTCGGTATTGATGTTGGAATTGATGACCGGGTTCCTCTAAATGTGAGCTTAAGAATCAGCGGTGCGGCCACTTGGGCATAATAAAGGAGGAGTGATGGCAAGGCTCAGCATAAATGACATACTAAACGCAGAAGACTATAAAACTGAAATGGTAAGCGTCCCAGAATGGGGCGGTGAAGTTGAAGTTGCAACAATGAGCGCAGAGGCTAAGGACGCTTACGAGATATCATTGCTGAAGCTAAAGGAAGACGGCGAAGGTTTTGAAAGAGACCTAGAAAATGCTAGAGCTAAAATGGTAGCGGCATGCGTTGTCGATGAGCACGGAAATAGAATGTTTAAATCCGAGGCTCAAGTTAAAGCGCTGGGTAGCAAGAGCGCGGCGGCACTTGATAGGGTCTTTGAGGTTTGCAAGCGTTTGAACCACGTTAGCAATGAAGACATTGAGGAACTTTCGGGAAACTAAAATGCCGACCGGTGGCCATGTTCTTGCACAAATACGCTCTAGCTGTCGGTTGGCCTGTGCCGTTATTGAAGAAGATAATGAGCCCGAAAGACATAGCCGAAGCAATGGCTTATGAAAGATTACAGCCTTTTGGAGACGATAGAGCTGACTACAGAAGCGCTATTATCGGCTATACAATAGCTAAATATAATGGCGCTAAAAATGCGAAAGTTAGTGATTTTATACCTGTTTTCGGAAAGAAAAAAAGGGACGAGCTTTCTGAAAAAATAAAAGAGGTGTTTGGAATTGGCGACAATAGCTAACTTGGTTGTAAAGATAGCCGGAGACTCGAAACAACTTTTATCAGAAGTTGGCAAGGCCGAGCAAGGCATTAGTGGTATGGAAAAAACCACTAAAAAAGCAGCGGCAGCAATAAAATTTGCTTTTGGTGTTGTCGCCACTGGCGCTATTGGAAACATGGCCAGAACTTCAATAGATGCGGCAGACAAGATGGGCAAGTTAGCCGCAAGACTAGGAACCACTAGCGAAGCTTTATCGGAGCTGGCTTTTGTTGCTGATCGCGGCGGCGTGTCTTTTAATACGCTTCAAATGGGATTGCAAAGAGCTACAAGAAGGATAGCCGAAGCTGCAAACGGTACTGGAGAGGCTGTTAAAGCATTAAAAGAACTGAATCTATCGGCTAGAGACTTAAACCAACTCGCACCAGAAAAACAATTCGAAGTCATAGCGGACGCTATAAACAACCTTTCTAGCAGCTCGGATAAAGTCAGACTCTCAATGAAGTTATTTGATTCTGAGGGTGTCGCGCTAATCCAAACCATGCAAGGTGGATCAAAAGAGATAAGGGCCTTAAGGCAAGAGGCGAGAAACCTAGGCGCTACCATCGGAACCGATGCGGCACAAAGCGCGGCTGAATTCAACGATAAAATGACCATAATGGAATTTAAGTTGCAAGGGTTGGCGACACGGGCGGCAATTCCAGCAGCGGAAGCAATAACAGATTTAATAAATGTTTTCGAAGACAGCGGTGGAAAATTAAAGACTTCTAACGATGAGTTTGATGGAATAAAAACAACCATTAAAGGCGTGGCCACAGCCGGTATTGCCTCGACTGGTATAATTGCAGGTCTTTCAGAAGCTTTTGTCGGTTTGGCGTTTGCTGCAAAAGAGATTGCAAGCGGAGATTTATCTGGGGCAATGACAGAGCTAGAAGAAGCTACCCGTCGAACCAACGAGCAATTTGATTTGGCAGAAGACAGAATCATAAAACTATGGGAAACAGCCGAAAACAAAAGGAGCACGACTCCACCTAATGATTTTGTCCCCACAGTTGGTGGAGCTGGTGGCGGTATAGATAGAGAAGAAGAGCGCCAGAGGCAGGCGTTAGAAAGAAAAATAGCATTGATTGACGAAAGCTTTCTAGGAGAACAGCAGTTAATTAATAAACAATATGAAGAAAAGTTGGCAGATATATCAAGATTTGAATCACAGAAACTCATGATTTTGACGCAAAACCAGCTTGAAAAAATGCGTATAAATGATGAGATGTTAAGCGCTGGGAGAATATCTGAGGCAGAAGCTTACGAGGAGCAATTAAGAATAATAGAGCAAGGTGAAAAAGACAAAGAAAGAATATTAAAAGACTCCAACGCCAGAAAATTAAAGCTAGGTAAGCAGTTTGGTATGAATTTGCTTTCTGATGCGGCGCAATACAGCAGAGCTGCGTTTAATATAAATAAGGTGGCGGCGATAGCAGAGGGAACAATTAAGGCTAAAGAGGCTGTGCTTGGGGCTTACGCCTTCGGAAACAAAATTGGAGGGCCACCACTTGGAGCCGCCTTCGCAGCTCTAGCCGGTGTTACAGCTTTCGGACAGTTGAAAGCAATTGCAGATAGTCAATACGGCGGTGGTTCAACGTCTCAAGGGATATCTGGTGGAAGTGTTGCTGTTGGATCGGGAGAAACGCCCATTGAGAGCGACGCAGCAAACGACGAACCACAAAACAAGACGGTTTTTATTAACGTAGAGGGTATTGATGACGAGGCGTTCTTGACTAAAAACCAAGTGAGATCAATCGTTGATCAGATTAATGAAGAGCGTGATGCAAATGTGAGGATAGTATTGTAATGGGTGCGATACTTTACGAGAACATATTAAGAGACTCCGCCGTGGTAACAGACGAATC